CCCGCATCCCTTTCATCGCAAGAGGACGACCATGACCATAACCGAACTTTTGCCGCCCGCGGCCGAGCCCATCACGCTCGCCGAGGCGAAGGCGCATCTGCGCCTGGAGACCGGCGACGAGGATGCGCTGCTTGCAGCACTCATCCGCACCGCCCGCAATCATCTGGAAAGCGAGACGGGGCTCTGCCTCATCACGCGGACGCTGAGGCTTTATCTTGACGACTGGCCGGACGGACAGGTGATTCAGATTGCCAGAGGGCCGGTGCAAACCATTGAAACCGTGACGGTTTACGATGAGCTGGGCGACCCGGTGGAGGTGGCGCTTGCAGGCGCCGTGCTCGACGGCACCGCCCGGCCGGCGCGGCTCCTCCTGCCGGACCGCCCGGAAACCAGGCGCGCGCTGAACGGCATCGAGATCGATTTCACCGCCGGCTTCGGTGAGAGCGGCGCGGACGTGCCCGATACGCTGAAGCGGGCGCTGCTGCTGCATGTGGCCACGATGTTCGAGCTGCGCGGCGTCGTCTCGCTGGACGACCAGCCGGGCGCGGTGCCGCAGGGCTACGACCGGCTCGTCGCACCCCATCGCCTGCGGAGGCTGTGATGACGAAACCCATCGACCCCGGGGCGCTGAGCGTGCGGCTGGTGCTGGAGCACCCGGTCGAGACGCCGGACGGGCAGGGCGGCGTGGAAACCGGGTTTGCGGCGCTCGCGACGCTCTGGGCGCGCATCGAGCCGGTATCGGCCGGCCTCAGTGAGGCGGGCGGCGCGCTGCAGCGGCGGGTGACGCACCGGATCTGGCTGCGGGCGCGCGGCGATCTCGACGGCGGCATGCGGCTGCGCAAGGGCGCGCGCATCTTCGCGCTCGTCGCCTTCCGCGACCCGGACGAAACGGCGCGCTACACGCTCTGCGACTGCGAGGAGATGAGCCCATGAGCGCGGCATCGGCCCTGCAGAAGGCGATCTTCGAGCGGCTTTCCGCCGATGCGGCGCTGACGGCGCTCGTCGGCCCCGGCGGCATTACAGATCGCCGGCTTTCGCAGCCGGCAGCGCCGCTTCTGGTGATCGCCGGCATCGACAGCGTCGATCATTCGACGGCGAGCGAGCCGGGCGAGCAGCACACGGTGCTGCTGGAGGCCTGGAGCGAGGCGGCGGGCCACAAGACGGTGCAGGCCATCGCGGCGGCGGTTCGCGCGGCCCTGCACGATGCGGCGCTCGTGTTGGACGGCCATCACCTCGTCTTCCTGCTGCACCTCGACACGCAGCTGCGGCGGGACGGCAAGTCGCGCTTCCACCGCGCCGAAATGCGCTTTCGGGCCGTGACCGAGCCCGTTCTCTAACAACGTTTCACGGAAAGGATCGGGCCATGGTGGCACAGAAGGGGCGGGATCTGCTGCTCAAAGTCGATAACGGAACGGGCTTTGCGACGGTTGCCGGGCTGCGCTCCAAGCGGCTGTCGTTCAACACGCAGCTCGTCGATGTGACGGACGCCGAATCGGCGGGACGCTGGCGGGAACTGCTGGGCGGGGCGGGTGTGCAGCGCGCGGCCATCTCCGGCAGCGGCATCTTCAAGGACCAGGCGTCGGACGCGCTGGTGCGCTCGCTGTTCTTTGCCGGCACGATCATGCCGTGGCAGGTGGTGATCCCGGATTTCGGCAAGGTCTCCGGCGCCTTCCAGATCGCGGCGCTGGAATATTCCGGCGCGCACGACGGCGAGGTGGTCTTCGAGATCGCGCTGGAATCCGCGGGACAACTGACCTTCGAGGCGGTGTGATGGGCGCGCGGGCGAACCGGCATCGCGGCGAGATCGAAGCCGATCTCGACGGCGAGCGGCGGGTGCTGTGCCTGACGCTCGGCGCGCTGGCCGAACTGGAAACCGCCTTTGCCGTCGACAGCCTGACCGGGCTTGCCGAGCGCTTTTCCTCCGGGCGGCTGAAGGCGGACGATCTGATCCGCATCATCGGCGCGGGGCTGCGCGGCGGTGGCAACCTGTTCAGCGACGAGGAGGTGGCGGCCATGGCGGTGGCGGACGGGCTGGCGGGCTTCGCGCGCATTGCCGCCGAACTGCTGCAGGCGACCTTCGGCGGGGCGGCGCAAAACGAAAACCCTTGAGGGCCGCATCCGGCGCGTCCGGCGCGGCACCTGCCTTCCCCTGGGAGGCGGTGCTGCATGCCGGACTGTGCCGCATGCGGCTTTCCGCACGTGATTTCTGGGCGATGACGCCGCGCGAGCTGGGCTTCGCGCTCGGCCTGCTGCGGCCCTCGGCAGTGGTGCCGGGGCGCGGGGCTTTGACCGCCCTCATGCAGGCCTTTCCCGACGAGATGGAGTGAAACATGGCGACTTCGGACGACAATGGACGATCCGCCTCGCTTGCCGACACGCGGCATCAGGCCGAGGCGCTGACGGACGTCTTCGACGACCTGGAGACGCGCTCGCGCTCCTTCGGCTTCGCGCTGACCTCGGCGCTGAAGGGCGCGGTGGTGGACGGACGCGGGCTCGACAGCGTGCTGCGCGGGCTCGCGCTGCGCATGAGCGACATCGCGCTTTCGGTGGGCCTGAAGCCGCTGGAGGGGCTGCTGTCGTCGGGCATTTCCAACCTGCTCGGCGGCGCGACGCCTTTTGCCAAGGGCGGCGTCGTGGCGGCGCCGACCTATTTCGGCAGCGGCGGCGGGCTTGGGCTGATGGGCGAGGCGGGCGCGGAAGCGATCCTGCCGCTGAAGCGCGGGCCGGACGGTTCGCTCGGCGTTGCGGCCGGCGGGGGCGGAGCGGGGCAGATCGTCTTCAACGTGACGACGCAGGATGCGGCCAGCTTCCGCAAATCCGAGGGACAGATCGCCGCCATGCTGACCCGTGCGGTGGGGCGCGGGCAACGGAGTTTGTGAGCGTTTGAGAGGTGCGTGGGCCCCTCATCCGCTGTTGGGACCTTCTTCCCGCAGGCGGGAGAAGGGGCTGGGGGCGCGGTTTCCCCCAGATCGCCGTCGCCCATCGTTGGGGATGGCGTCGCGGTAACCGGCTTCCCTTTTGGGACAAGGCGCCGGCAGTGCGGCCATATTCTTTGGAGATATCCGGATGGCAGGATTTCATGATGTGCGGTTTCCGTTGCGCGTCGCGCTCGGCACGAGCGGCGGGCCGGTGCGGCGAACGGATATCGTCAGCCTTTCCAACGGGCGCGAGAACCGCAACCGCCGCTGGCAGGATGCGCGCCGGCGCTACGACGCCGGTTCGGGCGTGCGCTCCGTGGACGATCTCTACGCGGTGCTGAACTTCTTCGAGGCGCGGGCCGGGCAGTTCAACGGGTTCCGCTTCCGCGATCCCGTCGACCACAAGTCCTGCGCGCCCGGCGCGACCGTGAGCGCGACCGACCAGTTGCTCGGCACCGCCGACGGGACGACGGCGATGTTCCGGCTGGTGAAGCGCTATGCGGATGCGGGCGGCGAGACGGTGCGGCCGATCGAAAAACCCGTGGCGGGCACGGTGGTGGTCTCGGTGGCGGGTGCCGTGGTGCCGGCGGGCGACTATGTCGTCAACCACGCGGCCGGTCTCGTGACCTTCAAGCCGGACAAGATCCCGGCTGCGGGCGCGGTGCGGGCGGGCTTCGAATTCGACGTGCCGGTGCGCTTCGATACCGACCGGATCGATATCGACCTCGCGCAGTTCGATGCGGGTCGCATCCCGTCCATCCCGCTGGTGGAGATCAGGCCATGAGGACGATCCCGGCAGGGCTGCAGGCCCATCTCGACGGCGAGGCGACGACATTGTGCAACGCCTGGCGCGTCGTGCGCCGCGACGGCGTCGTTCTCGGTTTTACCGATCATGACCGCGACCTTGACGTCGATGGCCTCACCTATCTCGCGGCAAGCGGCTTCGAGGCGAGCGAGACCGAGGACGGCAACAGCCTTTCCGCCGAGGGCGGCGATGTCTCCGGCGGCTTTTCGGCGGATGCGATCACGGCGGAGGACCTGTCGGCCGGGCGCTATGACGGCGCGAAGGTCGAGGTCTTCCTGGTCAACTGGCAGGAGACCGGGCAGCGGCTCCTTCTGCGCACCGCCGAACTTGGCGAAGTGCGCCGCGAGGGCGGGCTTTTCCGCGCCGAGCTTCGGCGCCTGACCCACACGCTCGATCAGGTGAAGGGCCGCATCTATGGCCGCCAGTGCGACGCGGTGCTGGGCGATGCGCGCTGCGGCGTCAATCTTGCAGCCTATCGCGCGACCGCGACGGTCAGCGCGGTCACGGATGACATGCACATCGAGGTGACCGGCCTTTCGGGTTTTGCGGAGCGCTTCTTCCGCTATGGCGTGCTTTCCTTCACCGGCGGGGCGGCGGCCGGGCTTTCGGCCGATATCGAGGATCACCGCAAGGCGGCCGGCGCTGATTCTCTCACGCTCTGGCTGCCCATGGCGGCGGGCGTGGCCGTTGGCGACACGCTGCAGGTGACGGCGGGCTGCGACAAGCGCTTTTCGACCTGCAAGGCGAAGTTCAACAACCGGCTGAATTTCCAGGGTTTTCCCCATATGCCGGGCAGCGATTTCAGCTACGGCTATGCCGACGGCCAGACGGTGCATGACGGGAGGCCGCTCTATGGCTGACGATTTCGGCGAGCGGGTCGTGGCCGTGGCGCGCGGTTTCATCGGCACGCCCTACCGGCACCAGGGATCGCTGAAGGGCGTCGGCTGCGACTGCCTCGGGCTGGTGCGCGGCGTCTGGCGCGAACTCTACGGCGCCGAGCCGGAGGTGCCGGCGCCCTATGCGCCCGACTGGGCGGAGCGGGCCGGCGAGGAGCGGTTGCTGCTCGCCGCCGCACGGCACTGCGGGCCGGCGCTGCCCGCCTCGGCGCTCAGGCCGGGCGATCTCCTCATCTTCCGCTGGCAGGAGGGGGCGGCGGCCAAGCATGCCGGCATCGCCGCGCCGGATGCGCGCTTCATTCACGCCTATGAGCAGGCGGCGGTGATCGATCGCCGCTCATTCCCTCCTGGCGCCGGCGCATCGCCGGCGTCTTCCGTTTTCCGGAGCTTTCCTGATCCATGGCGACCATTCTCTTCCAGGCTGCGGGTGCGGCCCTCGGCGGCGTGTTCGGTCCCGTCGGCGCCATCGTCGGCCGTGCCGTCGGCGCGCTCGCGGGCTCCATCGTGGACCGCTCCCTCATCAACGGTTCGAAGACGATCACCGGCCCGCGGCTCGGCGACGCGCGCCTGCCGGGCGCCGACGAGGGCACGGCGATCGGCCGCGTCTACGGTACCATGCGGGTTGGCGGCACGCTGATCTGGGCGACGCGCTTCGAGGAGGAGGTGTCGGTCGAGCGGCAGGGCGGCAAGGGCCGCGGACCGCGCGTCGAGACCTATCGCTACTATGCGAACCTTGCGGTCGGCATCTGTGAAGGGCCGATCGCGGCGGTGCGCCGCGTATGGGCCGACGGCCGCGAACTCGACCTGCGCTCCGTCGAGATGCGCATCCACAAGGGCACCCGCACGCAGCAGCCCGATCCTCTGATCGAGGCCAAGCAGGGCGCCGGCAACACGCCGGCCTATCGCGGGCTCGCCTATGCGGTGTTCGAACGGCTGCCGCTCGACAGCTACGGCAACCGCCTGCCGGTGCTGCAATTCGAGGTGCTGCGGCCGGTCGGCGCGCTGGAAACCGATATCCGCGCGGTCACGGTCATCCCCGGCTCCAGCGAGCACGGCTACGATCCCGGCCTGGTGACGGAGAATTTCGGCAACGGCTCGGCACGCCATGTCAACCGCAACACGCTGACCGCTTCCACCGACTGGCAGGCCTCCATCGACGAATTGCAGGCGCTGTGCCCCAACCTCAAGCGCGTCGGGCTGGTGGTGGGGTGGTTCGGGACGGACCTGCGGGCAGGCCAGTGCCGGATCGTGCCGGGCGTCGAGGTTTCCGCGCGCGGGCAGGAAACGCGGCCCTGGCGGGTTTCGGGCATTGCCCGCGGCAACGCCCATGTGGTGAGCCGCAACGGCGGCTCGCCCGCCTATGGCGGCACACCCTCCGATGCCGGCGTGATTGCGGCGATCCGCAATCTGAAGGCGCGCGGGCTGGAGGTGTATCTCTACCCCTTCCTTTTGATGGACGTTCCCACCGACAATGCCTTGCCGGATCCCTATGGCGCGGCCCGGCAGGCGCCCTATCCCTGGCGCGGCCGGATCACCTGTTATCCGCCCGGTGCGGACAAGACCAACGCCGCGCGCAGCCAGGTGCAGGCGTTCCTCGGCAACGCGCAGGCCAGTCACTTCTCGGTCTCGGGCGAGACGGTCACGGGACCGGCCGGCGACAGCGGTTTTCGCCGGCTGATCCTGCATTACGCGCACCTGGCCGAAGTTGCGGGCGGCGTGCACGGCTTCCTCATCGGGTCGGAGATGCGCGGCCTCACCTGGCTGCGCGACGCGGCCGGGCGCTTTCCCTTCGTCGACGGCCTCTGCGAGCTGGCGGCCGACGTGCGCGCGGTGCTGCGCGCCGGCACGAAGAGCACCTACGCGGCCGACTGGAGCGAGTATTTCGGTTTCCAGCCGGGCGATGGCAGCGGCGAGGTGCGCTATCACCTCGATCCGCTCTGGGCCTCGCCTGCCATCGATGCCGTCGGCATCGACAACTACATGCCGCTTGCCGACTGGCAGGACGGCGACACGGTCGCCGGCAATCCGGACGGTTTCCGCCATGCGGAGGATGCGGCAGCCATGCGTGCCCATATCACGAGCGGCGAGGGTTTCGACTGGTACTATGCCAGCGCCGCCGACCGTCGCGCGCGCAACCGCACACCGATCACCGACGGCATGGCGGGCAAACCCTGGGTGTACCGCTACAAGGACATCGAAAGCTGGTGGGCGAACCGCCATTACGAGCGCGGCCCCGGCGGCACCGAGCTTGCCAGTCCGACGGAATGGCTGCCGCGCTCCAAGCCGGTCTGGTTCACGGAGCTCGGCTGCCCGGCCGTGGACAAGGGCGCAAACCAGCCCAACGTCTTCGTCGATCCGAAAAGCGCGGAAAACGCGCTGCCCTATCATTCCGGCGGCGCGCGCGCCGATTCGATCCAGCGCCGCTTCCTCGATGCGCATCACGGCTGGTGGCAGGGGCCCGGCCCGGAACCCGGCATGGTCGATCCCGGGCGCATCTTCCTGTGGACCTGGGATGCGCGGCCCTATCCGGCCTTCCCGCAGAAAACCGGGCTCTGGTCCGACGGCAGCAACTGGCAGCGCGGCCACTGGCTGAGCGGGCGGCTGGGCGCCGGCACCGTCGCCGACGTCATCGCCGCCATCCTGCGCGACCATGGCTTCGAGGATCTCGACGTGTCGGGCGTTTCCGGCGACCTGCCGGGCTTCGTGCAGGGCGAACAGGCCTCCGCGCGATCGATGATCGAGCCGATCATGGCGGCGTTCCAGATCGACGCGCTGGAGGCGAACGGCCGGCTGACCTTCCGCTCGCGGCTGAAATCCGCGCTGCCGCCCGATGATCTCGATGTGCTGGCCGAGCGGCCGGACGAGGCGCTGTTCGAGGAAAGCCGCGCGCATATCAGCGAATTTGCCGGCGAAGCGATCCTCGATCACTTCGACGATGCCGGCGCCTATGCGCATGCCACGACCCGCTCGCGCCGCATGGCCGGCGGCACGGACCGGGTGTTGCGGCTCGGCCTGCCGGCCGTGCTGCATGCGGGGGCGGCCGCCTCGGCGGTGGAAACGGCCTTGCGCGACCACCGCGCGGCGCAACGGCGGGTGACGTTCCGTCTGCCGCCGACGGCGCTCGGCATCACGCCCGGCGATGTCGTGCGGCTGGCGGACGGACCGGCAGGCCGTTTCCTGATCACCGACATCACCGACGGGCTGGTGCGCGAGGTGGAAGCGCGGGCGATCGCCGCCGGCGACGCCGGCGCACCGACGCTGGGCGAGGGCGGTTCGGATCCGGTGAACGGTCCGGGCCCGTCGGATGCCTTCGCGCCCGAGATCGTCCTGCTCGACCTGCCTGTTATCGGCTTCGGCAGCGCGCAGGATTTCGCGCGTGTCGCGGCCTATGCCAAGCCGTGGCGCGCCATGGTCGTCTCCAGCTCCGAGGGACTGGAAGGGTTCAGGCCGCGGGTGCGGCTGGACAGGCCCGCGCGCATCGGCCGGCTCGTCGAGCCGCTCGCGCCCGGGCCGGTGGGACTGTTCGACCTCGCCAATGTGATCGTCCTCGATCTGCCGGGCGGCGAGCTTGCCTCGGCCGATACGGTGAGCGTGCTCAACGGCGCGAACCGCATCGCCGTGCGGGGTGAAAACGGGGCATGGGAGGTGATCGGCTTTCAGGAGGCGAGCGAAATCGCCGCCGCCCGCTGGCGGCTCTCCGGCCTGTTGCGCGCCCTGCACGGCACGGAGGACGCGATGCTCGCGGGCCACGCCATCGACACGCAGGCGGTGGTGCTGGACGAGACGGTGCGACCGCTCGGTCTCGATGTCGAGGAGGTGGGACGGCTCTCCAACTGGATCGTCGATGCGGTGGGCAGCCCGGAAGGCCAGGCCGGTCCCTATGCCTTTGCCGGCGGCGAACGGGCGTTGACGCCGCTTGCTCCGGTGCATCTGCGCGGCGAACGCGGGCCGGACGGCGCGGCGCGCTTTTCGTGGACACGGCGCGGGCGGATCGATTCGGACACCTGGCTTGCGACGGATATCCCGCTCGACGAGCCGAACGAGGCCTATCGCCTCGATATCCTCTCCGGTTCCACGGTGGTGCGGCGCTTCGAGGTGACGGCGCCGGCCTGCCTTTATCCATCCGCCAGCGAACTTGCCGATTTCGGCGCTACGCAGGCGTCGATCACCATTCGTGTGCACCAGCTTGGCCGGGCAATCCCGCTCGGCCTTGCCGCGCAGGTAACCCTGAACCTCTAGGAGAAGACCATGAACGATGTGAAAGCCTGGTATCAGTCCCGCACCGTCTGGGGCGCGCTGATCGCGATCCTCGCCTCCTTCGCCCACGCGCTGGGCATCGAGGTGACGGCGGGCGACGAGGGCGAACTCGCCGACCTGATCGTCGCGGCGGTCGGCGTCGTGGGCGGGCTCGTGGCGCTGATCGGCCGCCTTTCTGCACGCCGGCGCGTCGGCTGACGCTTTGCAGAAAGTCTGCCCGGCATTCATTTGCCATTCAGCGAGGATCGTTTATTGCTTGCGTCACACTGATGAGCACCTGAAAGTATGTCGATGGCCTCGCCAATTCTCATAACCGCACTTGCGGCCAGCCTGATGCACCCGGTCCCGTTCGATGCGGGCATCCAGCGGGATGTCGTCTCGGTTTCGGGCGACTGCAGCAATGCGGCTGCGCAGGTGGTGGCCCAGACGGGCGGCGAACTGCTCTCGGCGGAGCCGAGCGGCGACAGCTGCGTGGTGACCGTGCTGGTGCCGGGCAAGGACAATGCCCGGCCGCGCAAGGTGACGGTACGCGTACCGATGTAAGACCGTCGGGCCAGCCGGCCCGGCGAGGGGATTGCTGATAGAAAGAGGGCGCATGCGAATCCTGGTGGTCGAGGACGACGTCAACCTGAGCCGACAGCTCAGCGAGGCCTTGAAGGAGGCCGGCTACGTGGTGGACCAGGCCTTCGATGGCGAGGAAGGGCATTATCTCGGCGACACCGAGCCCTATGACGCCATCATCCTCGATATCGGCCTGCCGGAAATGGACGGCATCACCGTATTGGAAAAATGGCGCGCCGACGGCAAGGGCATGCCCGTGCTGCTTTTGACGGCCCGCGACCGCTGGAGCGACAAGGTGGCCGGCATCGATGCCGGTGCCGACGATTATGTCGCCAAGCCCTTCCATGTCGAGGAGGTTCTGGCCCGCATCCGCGCCCTGATCCGCCGTGCGGCGGGCCATGCCAGCCCCGATATCGTCTGCGGCCCGGTGCGCCTGGATACCAAGGGATCGAAGGCGACGGTCAACGGCGAGACGCTCAAGCTGACCTCGCACGAATACCGGCTTCTCTCCTACCTCATGCATCACATGGGCGAGGTCGTCTCGCGCACCGAACTGGTCGAGCATATGTACGACCAGGATTTCGACCGTGATTCCAACACGATCGAGGTCTTTGTCGGCCGACTGCGCAAGAAGATCGGCGTCGACCTGATCGAGACCGTGCGCGGCCTCGGTTACCGGATGCAAGCCCCCGCCAATGGCAAATAACGCCAGACGCTCCCGCTCGCTCACCTTTCGCGTCCTTTTTCTCGCCTCCCTCTGGGCCGCGGTGGCGCTCGTCGTCATTGCCGTCGTCATCTCGACGCTCTACCGGCAGAGCGCGGAAAAGAGTTTCCGCGACCTTCTGCGCGCGCAGCTCTACAACGTCATCAACTCGATCTCGACCAGCGAGAACACGCGTCTGGCCGGCACGCCGCAGCTCGGCGACCTGCGCTTCTTCCAGCCGCAATCGGGCTGGTACTGGATCGTCGAGCCAATCGGCGGCGCGCTGGAAGGCGAAGCGCT